TGATCATCTTCCTACCTCTCAATTTGAATATATTCTAGGAGTCGATATTGGCTACGAAGACTCCGATGCCTTAGCAGTTTTAGCATACTCCTATCAAACAAATGAAGTTTATATAGTGGAAGAAGTTGAAAAGTCTAAACAGGACATAACCTCTCTAGCCGAGGAAATTCACAAATTGAACCAAAAATATAAACCCGTGAAAATGGTTATAGACGCGGGAGCCCTAGGAAAAAAGATCCAAGAAGAGTTAAGGATCAGACACCAACTCCCCATAGAAGCTGCAGACAAAAACCGAAAGCTTGAGTACCTAGAATTCCTTAACTCCGATCTACGCAGAGGCATAATTAAAGCTAAAAGAGATAGCCTATTCGCTCAAGACTCTAAGCTCGTTACCTGGGATCGCTCTAAAGTGGAGAACCCAAAGATAAGCAGCTCATACCACTCAGACATCCTCGACGCCGTCCTTTATGCCTACCGAGAATGTCGCCACTATATAAAACACGAGAAGCCTATAAAATTAGATAAAAACACAGACACCTTTATGGACGAGTTGGAGAATCAATACGCAGAGGACATGCGTAAACAAATAGAAGATCCAGACACATATGAGTTCGAAAAAAATGTAGAAAGCCTAACACTAGATGATGAAGACTTCTTTTTCTAACACTATAACATATAGAGGCAATAACGCCTAACAGGAGTAAACGGATGAAAATAAAAGCAATCAAAATGTATCAATCAGTCACTTTCGAAAAAAGGGCTGAAACGCATTTTACAGTGCTACCAGTTACAAACAAGCCTTCAACAAAATTAGAATTCCACAAAGACATCATGTGCGTCAGCGTCAAGTCTGACAGAGACCACATCCTAGTCCCCTTAACTAACATATGCTCTATCGAGCTATGGATCGACGATGAGTGCAACTCCTACTTAGAAAGAGCGGATGCAGTTAAAAAAGTGAAAGGAACTCTCAAAGATCACGAAATTAAATAAGTTAAGGGGAGTAAAAAATGTTTAAATCAATCGAAGAGCTACAAGCTTTTATACTATGGTGTAAACAAAACAAGATTAAGCACTTCAAAAACGGAGGCATCGAATTCGACCTAAGTGATCTAGCCTTCGTCGAAGATCTTATGCAGGATAAACAACCCGTTAAGGAAATGGTGCTAGGAGGCTCAAGAGACCTCCTGGATACTATGGTCACAGATCCAAAAGAAGAAGAAGATTTACTCTACCACTCAGCAGTATAAATAAGAGGTATTTAATATGGTCATTCAATACACTGGATCACATGCAAGCTTGCCCGAGTCTCAAGGTCTAGATTGGTATGTAGAGAATAAAGACTCAATTCATAGAGGAGTCTTCGCTCACATCAAATATCTTACTGAGACTCAAAACTACCGCAATATTGATAACATTAGAAACATGCGTCTATACGCGAACTATGATGTAGTATCATTATCCTCCTACAATCATAGTCGCGTCGATAGCATGAACAACACCACACACCGACTAACCCTCAACGTAATCCAATCAATGGTAGATACCGCGGTTAGTAAAATCATCAAAAACAAACCGAAGCCCACTTTCTTAACGGATGAAGGAAACTGGGAGCTACAACAAAGAGCTAAAAAACTAGACAAGTATTGCCGAGGAGTATTCTACTGGACAAACGAATACCGCGAAAAATCAAAAGCTTTCCTAGATGCCTGCGTCTTCGGCACCGGAGCTGTAAAATATTACATTTGTAATAATGAAATAAAAGCCGAACGAGTTTTAATAGATGAAATTCTCGTAGACGACGTCGAAGCTTACTATGGCAATCCTAGAACCCTGCACCAGACAAAGTTCATCCACAGAGATACCCTTAAAGCAATGTATCCTGGGAATGACTTAATAATCGATGAGGCTACAACCTACAATCCATCAAACTCAATCGGTGGATACAATAAAAATAAAACTATGGTCTACGTAGTCGAAAGCTGGCACCTACCATCTGGACATAAAGCTAAAGATGGAGTTCACACGATAACAATATCCACGGGAACTTTATTTTTCGAAGAATATAAAAAAGATTTCTTTCCATTCTCTTTTATTAAGTGGGGGGAAAGACCTACAGGCTTCTTCGGACAAGGAATTGCCGAGCAACTAACAGGCATCCAGCTTGAAATAAACAAGATATTAAAAACAATTCAAATTTCAATGCACCTAGTCTGCGTTCCTAAGCTGTTGATCGAAGCAAGTTCTAAAGTTGTATCAGCTCACCTAGATAACAAAATCGGAGGCATTATAAAGTATGCTGGAACTCCTCCGAAATATGAACCACTAGGTGGCATTCCTGTAGAACTATTCACACACCTAGACCGCTTATACCAAAAAGCTTTCGAGGTAATCGGCATCTCAAGCCTAAGCGCCCAGTCAAGAAAACCCGAAGGATTAGATAGTGGGAAAGCATTAAGGGAGTTTAACGACATAGAAAGTGAGAGACTTTATTACGTATCTCAAAGATATGAACAAAGCTTCATAGACTCCACAAAAATCATACTCTCTCTTGCAAAAGACATTTATGCAGAGACTGGAGAATTTAAAGTTAGAGTTAAAGGTTCCAACTTTGTAGAGACAATTGATTGGAGCGAAGTGGACATGGAAGAGGATAAATATGTAACAGAAATCTTTCCAACCTCAGCACTTTCAAGCACACCATCAGGCAGACTACAAGACATAGCCGAATTAATGCAAATTGGATTCTTAAACAAAGAAGACGGAGCCCGCCTACTTGATTTCCCAGACCTTAAATCCGTGACAAATTTAACAAATGCTTCAATTGAAGATATTGAAAGAACAATTGACATGATGATGAGTAAAGGGATTTATAACTCCCCCGAACCTTTCCAAGATTTAACACGCGGAGTAGACCGAGTTCACGCAGCTTATTTAATGTATAAAGCTCAAAACGCACCAGAAGAAAGACTAGAACTACTTCGACGTTGGGTAGAAGAGGCTACGGCTTTAAAAATTCAAAGTCAGCCAGTAACAGCTCCAGCAGCTCCGGCAGCCCCTCTAGCAGTACCAGAGGCGGCTCCCCAGAGCGAGCTATTACCACTACCAACTGCAGGTGTATAACATTAAATCATTAATAGTATAGCCCATTTAAGGCGGTCATAAGACCAACAAGTAAAGGAGAAAAAATGACTACAGAAAATTTATCAGGCATCTTCGTTGAATCAGATCAAGGTGAAAATGCTCCAGAGATCAATTGGGATGGACAATCAGAAGCTCAACCCGAAGCACAAACTCAAGCAGAGGAGCAACAACCAGAAGCCCCAAAACAAGAGGAGCAAAAGCAAGAAGAAGATCTATTTAGTAAACGATTTGCCGCATTAAGCAAGAAAGATAAAGCACTTAGACAAAAAGAAAAAGAATTAAATAACCGTCTAGCTGAATTAGATAAAAAGTTAAAAAGCATTGAACAACCAAAACAAGAACAGAAGCAGCCAGAAGTTCCTCTAGAAGTAAGATTGCGCAAAAACCCAATTAAAACACTAGAAGAACTCGGCTTATCGTTCGAAGATCTAACTGGAGTTGCCCTTAATGACGGAAAGCTTCCAATAGAACGCCAACTAGAAATAATGAGAGAAGAATTAGACAATAAATATAAATCCGAACTCGAAGCCCTACGTGCAGAAGTTTCTCAAAAAGAAAAAGCCAGAGAGGAACAAGAGTACAATAAAGTCATCGAGAATTTCAAAAGCCAATTGTCCGAGTTTGTTGAAAATACTCCAGACTACGAGCTGATTAGAGCTAATAACGCAGCCGACTTAGTCTTCGAAGTAATTGATCAACAATACGCAGAGACAGGAAGAGTTCTTTCTAATAAAGAAGCTGCCGACATGGTAGAAGCTCATTTAGAAGAACAAGCGAAGAGGCTAGCTCAAGTAGGAAAATTCAAAAAATTTCTACAACCTCAACAACAAGAGCAACCAAAGAAGCCAGTACAACCAACAGTCAAGCCAACTCTTACTAA